GATTTGAGCAAATGCACGCCGAACGACGCGACATATGGCATTACCTGCACCATAGAGGGGGACAAAATCCACTTAAAGGGAACAATAGCGAGCAACCTTGTTAGTGTGAGGTATCGATTGCTGAGCGTCCCCGATGATTACTACGATAAGAGTGGTGGAGAGCACGCAGTTTTTGATCTCAAAGTGTCGTCAGGGGTTACACCAAAAACTATCTCCCTCGTCAACGGAAGCACGACGGATAAGGTCATCATAATAGAAATGATATTTGATGAGCCCAAAAACGGACAGAACATTGATTTGACCTTCCGGCCCATGCGATACTTTGGCGATACCGCACCTACGACTTATTCACCCTACGAAAACATCCGGCCAATCAAGGGGCGGGATGCGGTGACAGTGAATCTGGCGAGCGGAGTGAAAGCGTGGCGGCTGATTACACTGGATGGGGATACTTTAAAGTTCTCATCTAATCCGACAGATGTTTATTGGAATCTGCCAAGAAAGTCCGCGCCTGGGGCAGCATCCCCGGCTAAAATAACATGCACGCATATAAAGTCAACTGTTTTTTCCGTGAATAAAGATTATGAATTTATTTTCGTAATGAAAGTAAACATGGCCGGATTGTTCGATACAGTCGACGACTTAAACGCCTATCTCGCCGCCCAGTACGCGGCGGGAACTCCCGTGCAGGTTGCATACATACTGGCCGCTGCGCCGATTGTGCCAGAGGATGGAGCAATCTATTTTGCCGAGCAGCCCGCGCAGAGCGGGAGCGGCGACCCGAGCCCGACGAACATCCGGCCTATTTTGTTGGATGGGGCGGTAAAGGACGGAGGGACGAACGTGCTGACCCTGCCTGAAACCGTGTATGGCGGAAGTGTGGACGCAGTGAGCGGGAGCGGTGAGAGAGCGTGGAAGCTGCTGACGCTGGACGGAACGGAAACGTGGAGTTATGAAGGTACAAGCGTAATCGAAAAATACGGATTTATCTTACGTACAAAAGATATCCAAACGCCGACTTGGCCAAGCCAGAAGGGACAAATCGTGTGCAACAAATATGCGACGCGCTCCGCTAACGATACTTACACAGTCCATACCGGCATAAGCGTTGAAGCTGAGAGTCATAAATACTTTAGAATTTACGACGAGGCATATGCGGATAAAGGCGTTGACGCTTGGAAAGCCTACCTCGCCGCGCAGTATGCCGCAGGAACCCCCGTCCAAGTCTGCTACAAGCTCGCTACCCCCGTCCCCTTCACCGCCACTGGCGGGGCGGCGCTGTCTGCGCTGGACGGGGTGAATACCGTGATTACCGATGCGGACAGTGTGGCCGTGAGCGGACGCGCTGACCCCATTAAGCGCATTGCTGATCTGGAGGCCGCGGTGGCTTCCATTGAGTGAAAGGAGAAGTGAAAAATGGCTATCAAATCTAAAGCCCGGCACGACCTGACGCTGCGGAGCATCAAGCGGGAGCTGGCCGCGGGGCGGGATGTGGCGTTCTGGCTGGACAAGGCGTACACCCACTACGACAACGGCCTGATGGATGAGGCGGACATTGCGGAGGTGGAAGCGCTGGCGCAGGCGTATTATGATGCGCTGGATGCGGACGGCAACGCGGACGCTGCTGACGCAGCTGGCGGGGTGGCTACGGAAGGTGCCGAGGAGGCAAAAGCGGACGCTGCTGACGCAGCGGGAGACGCGGAGGCGGCGGGAGGTTTGCCCTCATCCGCCGCTGCGGCGGCACCTTCCCCCGAGGGGGAAGGCTTGGAGAGTGACAACGAGGTGACGGAGAATGGTGCAGACGGGAATCTTTAACGGACGGACGCGCGTGCGGTATGGCTACGCGCGGTGGGGCTGGACGCGCGGCGGCGGCAAGACGTGGCACGGCGGCATTGACCTTGAAGCGCTGGACGATACCACTATTCGTATGCCTTTTTACAAGGGCAGGAAAATCAGCGGAAAAGTCACCCGCGCGCGCATCGTGACCAACAAGAACAACAAGACGTGGGAATGGGGCTATTACATCTGCGTGCAGCTGGACGCAAACCAGACACCGGACACCGTGAACTACCTGTATTTCTGCCACTGCGAGAAGCTGCTTGTGCAGGTGGGGCAGAAGGTCAGCAGCGGCGACGCGCTGGCTGTTATGGGACGCACCGGCAACGCGGCACTCGGTGACTGCCCCTACGACCACTGTCATCTGGAAGTCCGTGCCACGGCGACCGGCAAGGGGCTTGACCCCACTGCCTACGCGGGCTGCGATAATGCCGTGGGCATTTATGGCACGGCAGAGGACGCAGCTCCGGCAGAGACCGGGGAAATCGTCATCGACGTGTCCTACCACCAGGGCGTCATCGACTGGACGAAAGTCCCCTACCGCGCCCTGGTGCGCATCGGCTACCGCGGCTATGGCACCGGCAAGCTGATGAAGGATGAGCAGTTCGACGCTAACCTGGCCGGGGCCAAGGCCCACGACAAGCTGCTGGGGTTCTACTTCTTCAGCCAGGCCATCACCGAGGACGAGGCCCGCGCCGAGGCGGACTTCTGCGCAAGCGTGGCCCCCACCGGCTATCCCCTGTTTTTCGATGCGGAGTGGAGCCGCAGCGTCCACGATGGCCGTGCGGACAGCCTGACCAAGGCCCAGCGAACGGCCTGCGCCCAAGCGTTCTGCAAGCGTGCGGTGGCGCTGGGCTACCAGCCGGGCGTCTACACGTTTACGGCGTTTGCCACGGCAAACATCGACTACGAGGGCCTGTGCAAGGACTACATCGGCTGGCTGGCTGACACCCGCGCCAGCTACGACAAGACCCTGCCGCGTCACATCCACCAGTTCGGCCAGACCGCCAAGGGCGGTGTGCCGGGCATCGGGCCGGAGACCGACCTGAACCGCATCGTCAAGGCCCTGCCGACGCTGGACAAGCCTGCCGAACCGACTCATCAGGAGATTTGGCTCGACCACGTTGTGTTGCCGAACGCCGCGGCAATGGAGTTCTACTCCGTCGCCAAGAAGTACGGCCTGGACAACGATAAGGCGTACCACGCCAAATTTGTGGAGGGCTGACCGTGAAATTGTTTATTTCGCAGCCGATGCGCGGCAAGACCGATGATTAAATCCGCAAAGAGCGCGACTCTTTTTTGAGAGCGCCTCGGCTGACGCACCGCCGCTGTGGTATCTGGATGAAGGCCTCAAGCTGCTGGGCACCGCAGATTTTGCGGTGTTTGCCCCGGGCTGGCAGGCGGGAATGTCACGGGCACGGAACTCTATAACCGGGCCAAAGCGCTGCCCATCCACATCGAAACAGAGTAAGGAGGACAAACCGAAATGAGTAATGTTGAGTTTATAAAGCGGGCTACCGCCGCCGTCGTGGACTACTTCAACCATCATGTTGATGTCACCGACAACTTTGCACTTGCCGCCGAGGATACGTTTGTTGTGTGGGTGTGCAAGACATTGCAGAACCATAAAGCGCTGATTTCTACCACCGTTCCAGATGGGATGTATTACGAAATCACCTACAACGGCGACAAGGACGAAATGTACCTTGATGTCTACCAAAAGATGCACAATGAGATCATCAAGATTGAGGAGAACTGAGGCATGGAAGACAAAAAAGGCCTTGCAACTGAGGGCACCACCCGGGAAACCTCTCCGGCGCGGGATTTTTGGACAAATCTCGCCGCGTTGCTCAAGGTGAAAACCATCATCACGCTGGTTATCATTGCGGTGCTGGCTGTGCTGTCCATCAACGGGAGCATCGAGCCGGACAAGTTTCTTACCATTGCAACAATGGTCGTTGCGTTCTATTTCGGAACGCAAAATGAAAAAAAGTCGTAGTTCCCCATAAAATCGCCTTTTCGCCCCGGAAAGGATGATTTGTATGAATAGCTTTATCGGATGGATCGGCGGAAAGCGTGCCCTGCGCAATGAGATTTTGCAACGTATGCCTGCGGACATCGGGCGCTATATTGAGGTGTTCGGCGGCGCAGGCTGGGTGCTGTTTGGCCGTGAGCCGAGCAGCAAAGTCATGGAAGTGTTCAATGACTATGACGCAGAACTTGTCAACATCTACCGCTGCATCAAGTATCACCCGGATGCCCTGCAGCATGAACTCGATCTGCTCCCAGATGCGCGGGAAGTGTTCTTTGACTATCTGGCACAGGAACAGGTGCGAGGGCTGACCGATATACAGCGAGCAGCCCGCAGCATATATCTTATTAAGGCCAGTTTCGGCACAGACCGACACACATTTGCAACTGCACCGAAAGGCGTCTGCAACATTTCTGCATCGTTTCCTGCGGTGCAGGAACGGCTTCGCAGGGTCATCGTCGAAAACCTTGACTTCGAGCATCTGATGAAAACCTATGACCGAGAAAACGCACTGTTCTATTGCGACCCGCCATATTTTGAAACAGAGAAATACTACCGTGCCCGCTTTCAAGAGAGCGACCACAAGCGACTGGCCGATGCGCTGCACAACATCAAAGGCCGCTTCTTGCTGTCTTACAATGACTGCCCGCAGGTGCGGGAATTGTATGCCGACTGCATTATTGAGCCTGTCTCACGGCGCAATATGCTGTCGGCGCAAAGTGTGGATGGCTACAAAGAAGTCCTTATTCGCAACTATGAATTGTAACGGAAAGCGTTATATCCTACCAAAAAGAAGACGCCCCGCTAAAGACTATTTTAGAATAATCGTAGGGGCGATAAGGTGATAAAAAATCATCTCTCCCGCTTGTTAGGTGAAAGACGCTGGACACAGGCGCGGCTTGCACGAGAAACAGGCATCCGTCCGTCGACCATTTCCGCCTACTACAATGAATTGGCGGAGCGCATCAGTTACGAGCACATGGATCGCATTTGCGAAGCTCTCGACTGTGATGTAAGTGACCTTCTGGAACGAGTACCCTCTCGGCAGCGCAAAACGGGCAAAGACCTAATCTTAGAACAGCACGGAAACCGAAAAACTAAAGAATAAGCGGGAAACGGAAAAGGCGTTTTAGAGGTATTTAAACCCTTCTAAAACGCCTTTTTTGTTATTATAATTTAAGCGAAAAAATCTGCTATTTCTTTTTCATTTTAAAATCAAAGTCTTTTCAATTTTTTTGCAAAGCAACAGCCGGGCAGACGGTGGAAAGAGGACAATAAAAACAGCGTAGGGGAGGGCTTTAGCCCTCCCCTACGTGTATTCTGTTTTACACCCAATGCCCGAAGCGGTAGACCGGCTTCGTCGGCTCGGGGGGACGCAGGTCGTCACCAAGATAGATGTCGATGGCGTTGCGCTGCATGCGGCGGGCGACCTTGTCAGGCAGATGGGCAAAGCCCTCGGCCAGGTTTGGCGGGCGCTTGACCGGGTGGTGGCAGTCGCTGCACAGAATGTGCACAAGATTCCACTCGATCAGCTTGTGCAGCCACTTGGCGGTGTGTCCGTCCCGGATCAGGCCGGTGGCGTTGATCTGCGCCAAACACCCGTCGCAGACCCAGTTGTAGAGCAGCGTCGGGTCCTCGGTCACAAAGGGATAGCGCTCCACGTGGGCCAGAATCGGCGTGTACCCCTGCGCACGGATGGCGTAGAGTGTCTCGTCGATGCCCGGCGGGTGCATCGTGGTGGGGAACTCGATCAAAATATAGTTGCTCCCCGCAAAGGCCAGTTGGCGCAGGTCAAGGCTGGGCAGCGCGGGGGAGTAAAACACCTCGGCGCCCATCTTACCGGCCAGCCGCAGGCCCTCGGCCCTGCA